CGGCATAGTCATAAACGGTTTTTACGGATTGGGCTACATCTTCAACCCGGCTGTTCAGGCCGTCCCCAGTTACCCAGGCATGGCTTTTATATTCATGCTGGTGGGGATCAGAATAAACGACAATTTTCAAAATAAATCTCCTTCTTTTATGATGGAATTTGGGAGTTATTTTCATAATCTCTATTTGTTAATAGCCCCCAAATTCCTGTATTCTCATTGATTCTTAGTTGTTGTAATTATTTTCTAATTCTTGGCTCAAATCTCTCTGGAGCTTTTCATTTTCCTGTGTCAGGAATTTACATTCAGGCAGCAGACGTGCCAGATACCTTAGAACCAATATCCGCCATCGAATCTCTGTATTTTTTAAGTTTTTCATCGACAACCTCCTTCGCCATTTGTTCAAATTTTGCCCCAAGGGCTGGATCTTCCACGGCCATTGTATAAAGTTCTTTTTGTCGGCGTTTCTTACCTTCCCATTCCAGATACCCGGAGGTGGCGCCAAAAACTCCACAATCCCTTTGAAGGAAATCTATGGCTTCCCAAAGGGTGTCGATCCCCCGGTCAAACCAAGTGACATATTCAAATTTAATGAACGGTTTATAGACCTTGTTTTTGGACACCCACACTTTGGTGATAATACCCTCCGGTTCATCTGAACTTTTTGGAAAGGTCCCGCCCTGAACCATTTCAAGGGTGATTGAAGAATGGAAATCTATGGGGTTTTTGCCGATGTAGGTTGTTGGGCTGCCATAAACAACCCCGATCTTTTCTTTAAGCTGATTCACAAGGATAAAGCAGACATTCATTTCATCGATCATAGGCATGACCTTTCTGAATGCCTGTGACAGGACTCGGGCATGTTTTCCCATGCCGGCCTTTCCCACATCCGCTTCGATCTCGGAAGCCACGGAAGAACCGGCCACGGAATCCAGTACAACACCCATCAGGGTATCAGGGGATTTTTTATAAACGACTTTCAAGACTGACTCCATGATATCGAAGGCCCCTTTAACCTTCTCATTTTTACCGGTCTTGAAATTCTCCCGTTCAAAGGTATCAAGGGATTCAGGCTGCGTGGCAATATACCGTTCCATATTAAGGCCTTGTGCTTCACAGCGGGATCTCAGGTTTGCCCTTTCTGCATCCAGGCCAATTGCTAAGCCCATCATTTTCTGGATCTGTTTTAAAATATGGACGGTCAAAGTACTTTTACCAACGGACTTTTTTCCGATCAGGGTCGAAAGTTTACCGGCAGGGAACCCACCGCCAAGGGCCAGGTCCATCCGGGGAATCCCGGTGGGTACCCATATTTCAACATCTTTTAATATGACCAGTTGGGAACCAAGGGCTGATTTGACTTCTTTCAAAAGGGCATTAAAATCGGTTTCGGGCATTGCTGTTGGGACTTCTTTTCTCGGGGTACGTGTCATCGCTTATGCTGCCTCCGCTATTTTATGGAAATGTGAAATCCAGGTGGGGAAATCCAGATAAAAGGATTTAAGTTCATACTTTTTAAAGTATGCTTTCAGGGCGTTGGGATTTGTTTTCTTCCTCAGCATCTTTACGCCGGTAAGGTCTCCGGCAGGATTGGTCAGGTCCATCATTTTGATATTCCGTTCGATTAACTCTTTATTTTCCAGAATTCGTTTTTCACGGGTGCCAACCTTCGTGGGAGAATCGGAATTCTGGTTATCAATGAAATTTTGAATCGTCCCGAACTGTTTCATAAACGCCAAAGCGGTTTTTTCTCCGACACCGTTGATTCCGGTGATATTGTCAGACTTGTCACCGAGCAGGGCTTTATATTCAAGCCATTGGTGGGGCTGCAAACCACGGATTTTCGCCATGTTCGCCAAAGTGGTGTGACGTTCTCCTTTTACCCGGGAATTGACTGAGTAAACGGAAATGAATTCATTGATTAACTGGTAAAAATCGGCATCCGATGAAAAAATAATGGCGTTTCTTTTCGATTTGACGGCCATTTTAGCAATTGCGGCAATGATATCATCGCCCTCGACACCTCCGCCACGGCAGTTATAGGCACCCAAGAGGAACACACCTCTTTGGATTTCCGGTATCTGGATCAGGAATTCTTCGAAATCCATTTCTTCCTGTTGGGTTTTCTCTTTGGCCCTGTTCGCTTTATATTCAGGGCAAAGTTTCATTCTTTTTTTGGATTTACCACCGTCCCAAGCCACAAAAATTTGTGTTGGGCAGAACAATTTGGCATATGACTGAAGGGAGTTGAAAAAACCTTTAATGGCCTGTGTGGGAAAATCATCTTTAGTATGCAACCGCATGACCATGTTAGAAGAAAATGCAAGGTTATTCCCATCAACAATAAAAATCATTTATTACCTCCTTTTAGATAAAGAAAAAGCCCCCGGCGGGAACCGGGGGCAGTAGAAGGGTTAACCCATATCAATGGCGTCTTGGAGCTGTGCCATCAGATCGTCCACTTCTCCCTCATTTTCAACGACTGGGTCCGGATCAGCAGTCAGGGTAGTGGTTTTGATTGGGGTGGTAGCCTTGGCCTTTTCTTCTTCCATTTTTTCCTCGCAATCGTCTTGTTCCAGACAATCCAAACATTTGTCGTTGTCTTCGTTAAAACCGCCGAAACATGCAGGAAGGCCAGCGTCCACAAGGTTGGTGACATCGGTATGTTCTGGTGCGATGTAATCCGGTTCGGTTTCGGTAGAACCTATGGTCTTGGCATCAGAAATAGTCGGGGCAGGGAGTGCACCAGATGATTCCGGGGCTTTCCCTTCATAGATCATTTTCAAATTGATATAAGATTCGGTCTTCACAAAAGATTCCAGATTCACCAATTCAGATTCGTATTCGGCCTTGCTGATAGCAGTCGGGGAGTTTTTTGCACGGACACTGTACCTGGTACCGATCCCTTTACCGGTCTTTTCAATGATCACATCAAATCCGGTATCCCAATCTGTAATATCGCCTTTCCCAGTGTCTTCATCGACCATAATGTTCCAAAGTTCTTCCAAAACGGTCTTGGGCAGTTCCCCTACCTGGACCCCCTTTTCGAGGTCGTTCAGGTCCACCAGGTTCACATAGTACCGTTGGCTGGCTCCCACATTCTTGAGCCATTCCTTGGTGGCATCATCCGGCTTGGTTTTCCAGATTTTGTCCAATTCTTCACAGATAGGGCAGGGCATCCCGGCAGTATATTTGGGGCAGAACACACTTGTTTTTCCCTCAGGTCCAAGATTCCAGTGTTTTCCCATGGCCCGGGAAAAGTCATCAGCACCCTCCCACGGAGGCATTATACGGACGATGTTTCGGCCACTCTGGAACTGGAAATAATTGACATTCCGGCGGCTGGCATCTTCTTTGGCTCTTCTACGGTTTTCTTTAATTTTTTCAAGATTTAGTGCCATGATGTTTCTCCTTAAATAGAAAGCGTGTCTAAATCAATTAATTGATTACTGTAATCGAAAGGCGCAATAATAGCGTGAAAGCACCTTCCGATTAGGTTTTAAAAGTTAAATTGCTGAGTGGTCAGGCTGATTTAAGGGTGTCTTTGGCTTTTTCATGGAGAGAAAAGCCAACTTGATCTTTTTCCTGCCGGGCAGCGGTACCGAGTTGAACCAGCATGTCCTTTCTGTCTTCATAGGATTTCAGAAGACCCTTAAAAATGGTGTATGCCTCGGTGTTATCGATAATGCTCTGTTCGGCTACAATCGATGCCGGATCAGTTTCAACCTCGGCACCAATGGCCTTTTCCGTAGGTTTCGGAGTTCCGCTTTCAATCAACAATTCTTTATGTTTTTTGAAAAGCTCGGCGGCTACAACTTTCTGCCGGGATTTGGCGGTCATCACCTTGGCATTGGAGCTTGCAACCAACATTACAACCCTGGCATGCTTGGCCGCCTGTTCCACAAAATCCTGCGACAGGTTGGCTTCATTGATTTCAAGCCCCTTGACCAATTCTTTGGCAATGGCAACCGGATCAGAACTTTTTTCTGAAATCCCTTCCGGTTTTTTTGGCATCCGTTTAGGGGTGGGTTTTTCTTCCGGGTTTGGCTCAGGCTCAGGGGTGGGTTCTGGTTCTGGTGTTTTTTTGGCTTCCGGTTCCGGGGTGGTTACTGCTTCATTTTCAAGTTCGGCAACGGTGATCATTTCTTCCAGGTCTTCCATGGTGTCAGTTTTATTGTAATCAATGCCAAGTGCTTTTGCCCGTTTTCTCAGTTCACGAAGGTTTGCCATAATAGTTCTCCTTGATATTACGTTTTGGCAGGTAATCTGCCGTGTTAAAAGCTGAATTTTAGGTTTCACGTTTTGTTACATTCAGGCCGATCTTTGTTCCCGGCTCCCTCGGTATTTTCATCTCAAAGGCCGGAAACCATTGACCGGAAAAAAATTACATTTTTTTTGAACTTCTTGTTCACTAATAGCCTCCAATTTTCTGTATTCTCATTTCGTGAGAACCTTTTTATTATTTTTCCAAATAATCTTTCAGAACGTCCACTGCCTTTATGAACATGTTCTCTTTTTCACCGGAGCTATCGAAATAAATCTGCCCGGGGTGGATCGCAAAGATTACCAAGGCCTGATACTCCGGCAACCATAACTTGGTCCCATTGGCAGAATTAATCCCGAAGGTTTTTCCTGTGAAAAAATTATGGGCCGCACCACCCATGGCAAAAATGACCTGTGCTTTTGTGGCCCGGATCAGTTTATCCAACCAGATCTTGGCACACTCTGTTTTTTCCAAATGATCCTTGGATAATTTATCCCCAGGAGGCCGGCACTGAAAAATATTGGCTTTCAAGAATTTACCCGGGGTCAGACCCAGGCGTTCTTTGAAATATCCCTCGACTGTGGCAGCCATCTTTCCAACCAGGGGCCTGTCTGAGGCTTCTTCCCGGGCATCGGTTTTTTGTGACACCAGAAGGATTTGGCTATCACGTGTAAAATGGAAGGGTACCGGGCCTGATGCCGAATGAAGCTCACATTTATCACATTTTCGGATCTGGCCTTGAAGCATTTCCAGAACCGGTTTATCGATCTCCATAGTGGCCGTCACATTGATATCATCACCGGTAAAAACTCCGGGGATGTTCTCAATCTTCATGGAATCCTTTTCCATGGGCTCATAATCTCGATAACTTCCAGGCTCTGGGATTTCAGCAAGGGCCTTTCCACCTTTTACAAAGGCGGGATACCAATCCACAATCCATTTTGCATTGTGGCAAATGGATTCAAAGGCTCCAGCCATTGCAAGGGCAGATACGGCCTTTTTATTCACGGATTTACGTTCTGTCTTATTCATGAAATCTTGGAATGATTTAAACCTGCCTTTTTCTTGCCGGGCTTCCTGGATCATCATCGCAGCAGCCGGACCCACTCCCTTGACGGAAGAAAAGCCCACCACAATGGATTCCCCGACAACGGAGAAGGTATTTTCAGAATCATTGATATCCGGGGGGGAAACCCTCATGCCCAGGCGGTGAATCTCTTTAATATATGCCCCTGTCTTTTCGGCATCACTTGTGGCGACCCGCAAAAGGGAACACATGAACTCTGCCGGGTAATGGAATTTTGCCCAGGCGGTAAGGTATGAAATTAGGGAATAATCGGCAGCGTGACTTCTGTTGAACCCATACTTACCGAACTTTACGATTTGGTCATAAATGATATTTGCCTTGTCCTCGGAGATATCGGAAGTCTTGGTACAACCTTCAATAAAGACCAACCGTTTTTCTTCCAGTTTTTCAACACCCTTTGACTTTGAAATGATCTTCCGCATGGTATCAGCTTCCGGCCATGTAAACCCGGCTAAACGAACGAAATAAGCCATAATCTGCTCTTGAAAGATCGGTAGTCCCAAGGTTCCAGCAGTAATCGGTTTTTCCGTGGGATGGTGGTAGGTGATTGCTTCTTCTTTCCGATACCGCCGGACATAAGATTCCACCATACCGGAATCCAAAGGACCTGGACGGTTCAGGGCATTGACATGGATCAGGGTTTCAAAGTCGGTTAATGGTGCCAGCCTTTTGCACAAACTGGCGGCACTGTTCGATTCAAACTGAAAAAAGCCCATGGTGTTGCCATCGGAGAATTGTTTCAATACCTCCGAGTCGTCCGGCACAATGCTGAAATAATCTATTTCATGGCCGGATCTGGCTTTCACCAGCTTGGCGGTGTCATTCAGGACTGAAAGGTTATTCAATCCCAAAATATCAACCTTTAACAGGCCGAAGTTTTCCACTTCATCCATATGCCAGTTAATTGTGGTGGCTTTCTGTCGGTATTCCAGAACACCCCTATGATGGAATCCGCCTTCGGTAATAATTACCCCGCCTGCATGGAGCCCTTTGGCCCGGAGCTGGCCGTCAAGACGGGAAGCATACCGGACAACCTCCGGGTTATTCTTCATGAAAACTTTGAGAATGGCATCATTTTCAAAGTTTTCCATTAAGGGGATATCATTATCAATACGCTTGGACAGCTCATTGACCTTTAAAAAGGGAATGGCAAAGATCCGGGCAACATCTCGAAAGGCTGTTTTTCCGTGCATGATCGACGGGGTGGAAATATGGGAAACATTTTCATCCCCATATACTTCATGGATGTATTCAATGATCTGGTCCCGGTCTTTCCCTGCAAAGTCAAGGTCAATATCAGGCATATCGATACGATTTTCACGGAGAAACCGTTCAAAATACAGTTCATATTTCAGGGGATTCAGACCAACAATGCCCAGGAGATAAGCCACAAGGGAACCACCGGCAGAACCACGGCCAAACCCACAAAGGATACTCATTTCCTTGGCCTGCCGGATGATATCCCAAACTATTAGGAAATACCGAACAGCTCCAATCTTGGAAATGACCTTCAATTCATGCTGGAGCCGGGCTTTATAAACAGAGGTTTCCTCGGCAGTCAAATCCAGCTTTCTCCAGCCCTCCATAATTTTTTTAATCAGGAACTTTGATTCATCCGATGCCGTTGCTCCCTTTAGCGCAGGGATTGCCGGCAAGGTGAAGTCAAGGGCCGGGATCTCAAGCCCGGAACATTTGGCAGCAATTTCATTGGTGGCTTTAAATGCCTTGGCAACAAAAGCAAGGTCGAAGGTACCGTCTTGAATCATAGGCTTGAAACTGTGCATCATTTCTGTGGCATCTTTAAGGTAAAGACCAGCCAGAGGTTCATCACCTTCAATGAAGGAAAAGAACTTTTCATCTGTCGGGCGCCGGTTGGTCTGGATCGCTAAAAGGATGTCATGGGCCAGGGTATCTTCTTCTGTCGGGTAATGACAGTCGTTGGTTGCCACCGGGGTAATCCCGCACTCGTTGCACATTTCCACGGCTCGTTCATTAACAATTTTCTGAATTTCAATAGGATGGGGCATGATTTCAATATAAAAGTCATCCCCATAGGTTTTGTGCAGTCCTCGGGTAATTTTTGCATATTGGGGGTGTTGAAGAATACCGATGGCACAACCTGTCATGACAACACAATTTTCAAATCCATGGCACTGGTCTATGGACAACACCGGTTTGTAATAAAACTGGCTGTTTGCCAAGGACAGCATTTTAAAAATGGATTGCAGCCCTTCCCAATTCTTTGCAAGGACGGTTAAATGAAAACGTGGTGGCCTTTCATTCTTCTTTTTAGGCCGGTAGGCGGGGTCATCATTAACATAAAACTCGGTTCCGACAATCGGGGTGATACCAGCTTGTTTGGCTGCTTTACAGAATTCAAGTGCGGCACTGCATGAACCATGGTCTGTAATTGCCACGGCCGGCATCTTCTTTTTAACTGCTGCGTGAACCCATTCCCCGGGGTTCCCCAATCCGTCAAGCAGGGAATGGCTTGAATGGTTATGTAATTGGATAAAGTCCAAATCTTATCTCCTTAAAGCAAAGGCACCAGGGACAAGCAAAGGCATCCCTGTTGCCTTGAATTTTTTTATTGCATCTGGAAAAACTTCTGACGGCCTACCTTGCGGGTCACTTTGGCAATACCAAAAAAATGGGCTCCGGAAAGAACATCTGCGGCCCTGTTCATCAGGGTAGCATCATTTTTTCCCGGGAATGCAGTTTTCAGGTGGTTGAAAGCATCCCTGAAAGTGACCTCATCCCCCTTTTCAAGGAATTTAAAGGCTTCGGCGGGAATTGACCCATCTTTGAAGGGATTCGCCCCTGAATTGGCAAATTCGGCCAGATTTTTTTCATGGTAAATTTGGGACTTATATACATGGATGCCGTCATCTTTGACCTGCATGTATGTTTTCTTTTTTGTTTCATCGACAAACGGGGTGATTTTCCCACTATCCATAAGTGTTTTGAAAGGTTGGCGGTTGGAAACTTCAACTTCATTTTTCTTTGTAACAGGCTTCTTTTTCGCTTCTTTTTTGGCCTCGGGGGTGGCTTTTTTCTCAGCCTCGTTAACCTCCTTGACAGGTTCTTTGTCAGTGGCAACTTCCGCCTCAATATCCTTGGCAAGTTCGATCACTTCTTCTTCCGCTTCCAGGGCTGCTGCGGCAGCGGCTTCCAAATCTTCATCATCTGCAAGTTGCATAACAGGTTTCAGCTTTGTTCCGTCGTTGCATTCATACTTGAAAATGCATTCTACACAGTCTGTTTCATCATAAAGTTTGCCGAAACAATTGGGTTTATCATCTTGGATTTGGTCAGTCATTTTTGGCCTCCGTCAATATAGTAAGTAATCAATTACTGTAATAAAATCATTAAATCAAGAACTAATTATATATAGCCTCCAGTTTTCTGTATTCTCTTTCCAAGTCATTTTTTACAAAATTTACAAAATTGCTTTTGAAAGATTTTCCATTAATACCCGGGGTAAGTCTTTCAAATCATCAATCAAAACATAATTCCGATAAAACCGTTTGGGGGCCTCAGTTTGGATTCCGAACCCACACAAGAAAAAGTCAGGCATTTTTTCCAACTCCGTGCAGACCTGCTTTAAATGAGGGGCCAGAGAACTGGAATCACAATAACTGGCAACCGGAGCCCCATCTGAAAGGACGAACATTACCTTTTTACGTTCACCCCTGGTCAAAAGACGGTTGGCTGCAAAACGGACACTCTCACCATCATAATTCTGTGCCAAAGCTCTCATAGACCCTATCCGCTTTTTTGTTAACTGGTTCAGGCCCTCGTTAAACATTTTGAAATAGAACATATCCAGGGAACCATACCGGGAAAATCTTGTGCCGTATCCTCCATCCCGCTTTGATGAATAGGTGTTGTCACCGGAAAACCCTAAAATTTCGAAAGGAATATTGGCAAGGTTCAAGGTTTCAGCCATCAATACGGCTGTTTCTGTGGCCTTTCTCATTCTCTCACCACCCATGGACCCGGATAAATCCACCAGAATTGTCACGGCGGTATTGATTCGGTTTCCTTCCTTCCTCATTCTGTAAAGTTTATCGGAAGTCCCCTGTGCAGCCATATGAAGTGTCGCAGGATTCATAATCCCATGACGCTTCCCGCCTAACCAGGTAGCCCGCTTTTTGGACATTAAAAGTCTGTTTAAACGGTTTTTAAGGACACCGACAACCCCGTGGGTTCTTTTCCGGTAGGCTTCATATTCTTCCAGGCCCGTTTCCGTTCCCGGCCATTCTAAAAATGTATCCTTTTCGGATGTGAGAACCCGATAACCTTTCAATGAACCGGTCTTTTTAGAAATATCTTTGCCGATGTCGGGCAGAATTTTTTTATCATCTGCTTCCAAAGATTTACGGAGACGTTCAAGAATCTCTTCTTTAATGGCTGGATCTTCCTCCGGGGCATCTTCTTCCTCCGTGACGTCTCCTTCCAGGTCTTCTTCTTTCTCCGCTACGGCCCCGTCAGCTTCTCCAGCATCGTCAGCTTCTCCAGCCCCATCAACTTCTCCAGCATCGTCAGCTTCTTCGCTGCCGGGTTCTTCTTCGAAGGTATCTTCATATTCTATGGAACCGGTTTCTTCCTTTGGAATTATCGGCTTATCGGCTTTTCGTTCGGGGCCTTTTGTAGGAGCTTCGACGCCGGACCCATCCCCGGACCCATCCCCCGGTGCAGCGGCAGTGCCTCCGCTTCTGCCGCTACTCCCTCCTTCCCCCTTTTCTGACGGTTTAGACCTGGTTTTCTTTGACACCATTGATCGTTCAAAATCCCTTGCTATATGCTCGATTTTGTCCAGAACCCTTACGGCCAGATTGTATGCTTCCTTGGTGCTTTCAAGGGTTTGGGCCTCCTCGATTTCATCTGCCATTTCATCAATGATGGGCATATATTCAATACTGTGTTTGGCCAGGATAGGAACGTCATAACCATAACGGGCGGCTGAAATAAAAAGAATGAATACTTTGGTCACGGCATCATAATCTTCCCATTCAACGGAAGCTTCCTTCCTTTTTTTATCCGGGTTTATGATCTTATCCGTGGTGTAATCATGAGCCCGCTCAAAATTAACCTTGCACCCCTTCCAGATATTCTCCATAGCAAGTTCGATCCGGATATCTTCAATGGCATTCAAGGCGAACTGTTCAGTCTTGTTTTTTGGCAATTTCCGGTATGCTTTAAAATCGGTGAAGGCAATATGGCCTACTTCATGATCAAGGTAACCACGAAGCATGAGGATCATGTCTGCGGGGATCTTATCCGGCAAGGAAGGAAGGGTGATTGTTTTACCATCAGTATTACATTCATTACCATAAAAAACGACCCTAACGTCATGGGCATCAGAAAGGGCTTTTGCAACAGTTTCAAGCACAGAACGTGCAATGAGTGTGGACATCTTTTAACCTCCATAAAAACGGCCGGTTTCCAGGCCTGTTTAGGTTTTAACTGAAAGTGCGTTGAACAATTTCGGAAATGATTTTTTCATCGGTGTAGGGAAGAATAGAAGTACAGGAAAACTGCATGGCTTTTGAAGCATCCCCGATCATGAGGTAAAGATCCACCCAATTGATCAGATCTCGAACAGAATAGGGGACGTTCAATTCTCCTGCTTCAAACCGTTTACGGATAAGGCTTGCCACCTTTGCAAAGCCGGTGGCTTCTTCTTCTGATAAAGAAGCAAATTTCTTTTTCAGCAACTCCCCTTCCTGTTTTTTATCCATATAATCCAGCTTCACCCGAAGAAGGAACCTGGAAACAAAAGCAATGTTCTGGACTTCGGTGCCTTGATAATATCCTTTGTCATCACCCAAACCGGTGGTATTCGATGTGGCAATAATTCTGAAAAAAGGATCTGATTCCACCCGCTCGCCACCATTGGCGGTCAATACAAGGTTACCAAGCCGGCTGCCATCCCCTTTACGTTCTAAAAGACTTTGGTAAAGAAGGGCGACTTCCGGGTTGGTGGCATCCCATTCATCCATAATCAGGATCATAGGCTGCCTCATAGCGACCGGGGCGGGCCCGTATTCAAAAGCGGTCGTACCGTCTTCAATCTTTTTCTGGCCAACAATATCATAGGAATACATGTCCTTATGATGGTTGACCCTCATGACCGGATAATTGATCCGGGCGGCAATCTGTTCGACCAAACTACTCTTACCGCTACCTGTCGGGCCGTGAACCATTGTTGGGCGGTTGGTCTGCAAACCAAGGAGTACGATCTTTGTGGCCTCGGGGTGGAATTTGTATTCAGGATCGATCTCCGGTACGGCCTGTGTTCTTTCAACGAACCCGGTTACCATGCTATCTTTTCCCATGCTCAACCCGAAGGTTTTAGCGATGGAATATTTTTTAGGGGTAAGTGCATTCAGTTTTTTCTTTGATTTTAATTCTGCCAGTTTTGCCCTGAATGCTTCGGAAACCAGTTCTTCATCAGGGTATTTTTTCTGGTATTCGTCCAAAGCCATAGTGCAGGAAGGTTTACGGCCACCAATAAAATGGGGTTTCAGATCATGGGCCTGGTGTCCACATGCGTTGCAAGTTATCATTGGTAATTCTCCTTTATTCAAGTAATTGATTGCTGTGATTGAGTGATGTTAAAATTCAAATTTGGCTTCTTTTTTACGCCGGGATAACATATCCTTTAAACCGGTGGTGGGCTTTTGCCTCGGTTTGATATCTTCTTCTGTGGCTTCCCGGATCTCGCCCTCACCCTTATAAATAGGGGTGATACTGAAATCAAAGCGATTAGCGCAAAATGATCCTACATCCCGTGCTAATCGCTTTGTTTCCATAATTTGCTTTTCCGTGAATTTCTGGCCATCAAAAAAAGTTTCCGGGATAATGAAATGCTTTGAAGTGTTTCGGACGTCAAAGATATATCCCTTTTTCAATTTTTCCTGGATCTTCTTTTTTAGGAATTTCCAGTTTTCAATGTGCGAACCTTTAGCCTGCGAGTTTGGGGTACCCCGGGTGCCGATTTTTCCATACTCTGCAAGATAGGAGGGTCGGTACCCATCTTTTAAAGATTCATTTCCGATTGAGGCTTTCCAAAATTTATTGCTTCCCCCTGATGTATTCACCAAGGCGATTTTGAAAAATGTTTGTTCCATCTTTTCTCCCTTCGATTATCATTTGATCTATAAACAAATAGCGCCCAGTTTCCTGTATTCTCACCAGACTGGGCGCTATTTGAAAATAAAACAGATTATATATAATGAAGATCTTTAGGAGCTTGTCTGGCCGGCCAAGGATTCAATGGTTGCCAATAATTGTTCTGGTGGGGCATCCATTGATAATTGATACAAGATTATTCCATCAACTGCGGATGTAATAATCTGATAAATTTCATCATTTACCTCGAGTAAGATTAAAGTCAATATTGACCCAAAGACAAAAATCGTTTTACGGCCCGTGTCGTCTTCCTTGACCTCCATACAAGCCTGGTCAGTTCTTGAGATAAAAAGAGTGTATTCGTCTGCCGGTAGACGTTTCATGAAAAAAGAAGAAACAGTGGAATTTGCCATTAATAACCTCTATTTTAATTAATTAATTTTGCCTATTAATTAATTAATTACTGTAATAAACATTTAAAAAAAAGCAACTGCCGAAACTCCAGTTGCTTAGTTCTTTGTTTTTTTGCAGTTAGTTTCCTAACCATTCCTGTTTGAACTCAACGATCTCAAGCCAATCAGTCTGATACTGTTTGAGCCAGGCACGGATGAACACACCACGGGGAATTCCAAGGGTATCCGCAAACGGAATAACTTTTTCCCGGGGGAATTTTGCATGTCCGTTTTCAATCATTCCAATAAAATTAGAAAGCGTGTATCCAAGTTTTTTGGCAAGGTCCAACTGTGTTAGATCTAAAGCGGTCCTTCTCATTTTAACCATTGCAGCCAGCGTGTCGTTCTCATCAAATGTGGTAAAGGCCATATTATCCTCCCTCTCTACTTGGAATAAAAATCTCAGGCCAAGTACATTTCAATAAAAAAATACTTGGCCTGATTGATAATAAATAATTACGGTAGTGTCAAGGTTAATCAATTAATTATTTAATGTAACTTTGATTGACCTGTTCTTCGATTGTTTCTTTCAAAATATCGTTTGGGAGTTTTAGCCTCTCAATCTTAACAGTGGCAACGACCGGGGAAAACAACTAAATCCAAGCATATATCGACTAAATAAACAATTCGTACTTCGACAGGGGCGGGATTTACACGCCTCCCATGGGACAACTTTTTTTTTATAATAATGAAGTAAAGCATTTACCATTGGTTCGCTCCTTACAATCAAGAATTTATACAGCATTGTTTCAATGCAGTGGAAAGGTCAATTTCCTTAGGTGTTTCAGGTGGGTGTGTGAGAAAAGCAGGTTTTGCAACATCGCTTGGATAAATTATTGCCGGCCATTTGGAAGAATCCGTATCCGGAAACATAATAGTGGAATATTGTTCTGTAAAACACACCATTATCGTGGTTGACAAATTATCATTACTGGTCAGAAACCTGTAGTAGCCAGTCACTTCGGGAGATAATAAATCAAAGCGCGGAGAATCTGACCCAAATTCACAGCATTTGAGGACAGTAAACGGACTTTTTTCGAATACTAATTGAGAATCAAAAATGGCCGGGAAAAACCCCATTCTATCTTCATCTGTCTGTTTAAAATTAGGGAAGCCACCCCTAAGGTTACCAAAGAGCTCCTGATCGATTGTAACCTGAAATTGGTGTTCCCCATCGTTTTTCGGAGAAAATAAAGTGAAAGAATCCTCCGAAAAACTATAATGGCAGTTTGTCAGGTATTCTCCTTTATAAAGATTTTCTTGATAACTCATTGCTTCATTTTCAACAATCGCTAATTCGATCATCTGTATCAACCTCTCGCATAAATTATAATTATCCGTCAAAATTCAAAACCTACATATGTTTAAACGGATTTTAAAAAATAGTACGTGCAAAAAATAATAGTAAAATTTGATTTTTTTCATAAGGTGCTATTTTGTTTGAGAATTAAATATCGATAACATCGACTTCCAAAGCGTTGAGTTTAATTAGATCTGCCCTTATTTCAGGGGAATAATGGCTCCTGTTTACTGTTATTCAGCACATTTTTTTTAATTGGGCCTCGGTGATACAGGCAATGCCCAAGGATTCTGCCTTGGCTTTTTTAATCCCGGCCTTTTCACCATAGACAAGAAAATCGGTCTTTTTGGATATGGACCCGGATATTTTACCGCCGTTGTCCTCAATTAGCTTTTTAATTGCTGCCCTGGGCTCTGACATCGACCCGGTAATGACGAATTTTTTGTTGGCCAGGGCTTCCCCGGTAGGTACCGCTTTTTCAAGGTAAATGATTTCAATTCCGGAATAAAGAAGCTCATCCACCAGATTAACCACATTTGGATCATTTCCGATGGTGTTTATGGCCTGAGCGATTTCTGGGCCGATCCCCTCCAGAGCTTCTAATTGTTCAATGGTCAGATTCTCAATTTCTTCCAGAGAGTTGAAATTATCGGCCAGGAATTTTGATACTGATTTGCCAAGGTTAGGAATGCCCAGGCCATAAAGGAACCGGTCGAAGGGGATCTTCCGGCGGTTATCAATTGCAGCAATAAGCTTTTCGGCTGATTTTTGGCCCATCCGATCCATTTTTTCCAGCTGTTCGGTGGTCAGGTGAAAGATTCCACCCACTGAGGTAATCACTTTTTCTTCCACAAGTTGGTCAGCCAGCTTGACTCCGAAACCAACAATGTCGTAAGCATCCCGGGAAACAAAGTGTTTCAGCCTAGCCTTGAGTTGCGCAATGCAATTAAAATTCAGGCACCGGAGGACGGCATCACCATCTTTATTCCTGCCGACCTCTCCGCCACAAACGGGGCATTCATCGGGCATGACAAAAGCCTTTGTTGCAAATGAAAGTCTTTCTTCCATCACCACCCGGACCACCTCCGGGATCACGTCACCGGCCCGCTGGACCACGACAGTATCACCTATCCGGACATCCTTCCGGGTAAGCTCCTGTCGATTGTGCAGGGTGGCATTGGAAACCACAACACCACCAACAGATACCGGTTCAAGACGGGCAACAGGGGTCAAAGCTCCGGTACGGCTAACCTGGATATCAATCCCCTGAACCGTTGTTGTGACCTGTTCAGCGGCGAACTTATAGGCCAAGGCCCATTTAGGATAATTGGAAGAAAAGCCAAGGACCACTTGGTCCTTAAAATCATCAACCTTGAGAACCACACCATCAATTTCACAAACCAGAGCATCCCTTTGGTCTTCAATGTCTTTAAGATAACCGACAATGCCTTTAAGGTTGGTTGGAGAATACTGCCGGGCCACATCCGCAGTTGTCTGAAAACCGATTTCGGCAAGGGTGAACATGGCTTCTGACTGCGATTCAACTCCGGGCATTCCTTCCAGGCCATGGATTGAATATGCGAAAAATCTCAACTGCCGTTCAGCCGTTTTTTTAGGATCAAGTTGCCGGACTCCCCCCGCTGCGGCATTTCGGGGATTTGCCCATGGTTCCTCCCCGTTAGCTTCCCGGATTTCATTTTGCCTTTTAAAAACGGCTTTAGGCATAACCACTTCACCCCGGACTTGAAAATTTACTTTCAGGTTTGTGGTCAATGGGATATTTTTAATGGTCCGGATTTGGTTTGTCACAATTTCCCCGATTAAACCATCCCCTCTGGTGGCTGCGTTCACCAGCACACCGTTTTCATAGGAAAGCTCAATGGCAAGGCCATCCAGTTTGACATCTAAAACATATTCAGGGTTAACCTTTTCCACCCGATCCATCCATCGTTTAATTTCTTCTTCGGTGAATGCCTTATCAATGGAATACATTTTGGTTGCCCGAGTGATTTTTTCAAACTTATCAGAAGGGGTGGACCCGATCCTTTGGGTTGGAGAATCAGTGGTTTTCAATTCCGGGTAATCCTTTTCAATCTGGACCAGCTCGGCGAACAACTCATCAAATTCCAGATCACCGATTTCAGGTTTATCCATCACAAAGTACAGGTGGTTGTGACGGTTCAAAGATTCTCGAAGGGTGGCAGCTCTTTTAATAATTGTAATAGGTGTTTCTGGCATTGGGAAGATTCCTTTTATTGTGGGTTTGGATTGAATTCACACGGCAACCAGTGACGATACAAATGATGGTGAAAATGAGGGCGCCCAGGCAATTAATCGAAGGGAACAAAGGCCCATCCGATCCGGCAACGAACAGGCCCATGATAGCGACAAAACAGATTATGGTTCTCATAATAGATTTTTTCATGGCATCACCCATAAATCCGGCAGATAATGGTGGGTTTCTCCCTCAGCATGGTAGCCAAGACAAACCGGGACTGGCCCGGGCATCCGTTTTCTTTCAAATAGTTACAGAATTTCACCACATCAATGGGGCCGTCCCCGACCGCATCCAGAAAATAAAAACAGGCTTCAGCAAAGGGTACCGGCTTGGCAGAAAGTTTGGCGGTCTTTTCACAGATGTCCTGTCCGATGGCAACGTCAATGGATGTCATTGCTTGTCGGTGTTCGTAGGGGATTGCAAATTCGGTAGTGGTTCTTTTGGCATTTTGTATCTTCATTTTTAAGCTCCTTTGCGGGTCAAGTTTAAACCCGCCTTTAACATATCTTCTTGATTAAATTAAGTAATTAATTACTGTAATAATTAAACGGCTTTTTTTAAACCTTATCTGCATGATGGGACTCTTTTGTCCGTTCATTGATCCATGCCGGCCAGAAATTCAACCGTTCACTGATACACCATCTGGCGAACACCCGGAACCGCCGGGATCTCCAATGCAGCTCCGGGAATGGGTTGGACTCGAAGTACGGGTTGGTCAGGGCCATATCCATGTTGGTTCTAAAAAGTTTTAAGTTCATTCCTTTCTCCTTAATCAGCAAGTTTCCCGATAAAACCGGAGTACCGGCCCCAAAGTTCCGGGCGACGTTCAATTGCTTTTTTAAGATCGGAATTGGTTAAGGGATTTTCTTTGCAATTGGCCATGAAAAAAAAGGTTTCATCACATTGGGCAGTGTTCTCCACTGCACTAAAGTACATCTGTAATTGGGTGGGTTTAGTTTTCATTTTAATCCTTCGATTTTTTTATTGGAGGTTATTTTTTTGTTCTCTGGTAACCTATAGCCTCCAATTTCCTGTATTGACGAAAAAGACAAAATTATTTTGCTATACGTGCTCCCCTCAATTTTCTTTCAAGGGGAGACATGGCTTTGACCGGTTTTGCATAGGCGATATAACGGGCCGGCTCGGGGCATGTGTCCGGTTCCATTCCATACGGTAGCTCAACGGCCTGAACATCAATAGAATCAATCAATCCTCCAGCGGTTTGATAAATTTTATCCAGGGCCTCGCCATCCCAAAACAGCACAACCCTTTTTGTTTTCGGATTGTCCAGAATCAACCGGCGTTGTTCTTTTTTCAGGGATTTTCCAAAAGTGCCGGCCACATTGTAAATTCCTTGAACCCACAGGCGCCACAGATCGGTGACACCTTCAACCAGGACCAGTTCTTCATATTCTTTGGCCTGGTCCCAATTATAAAGAACAGACTGGAATTGAGACGCCCCTTCCCGGGGAAAAAGATATTTTGGTTTTGCATGGGCATCGAGGGCCCTGGCCTGAAAGGTAGCCACTCGGCCATCAACACAAACCGGAATAATGATCCGCCGTCCATAGGGGCCTGCCGGTTGATACCTCAAGCCAAAATGGTCAATGACAGCCTCTTCAAAATTTCGTCCGGACAAGTATTTATAGGGTTCTGAACCGGGTTCTATCGGAATACTAAAGGGCAATTGGACGGATTTATCTTCCTCAGTCACGGGTACCAGTTCGGGCTCCGGTTTTGTCATCAGAGCGTTTTCCAACCGGTTCGGGCCAAAGGTTCTTTTCATACCGGCTTTGACAATTTTCATGGCCTCAAATCTCGAAATCCCTTCCACCTCAGCCACAAAATTAACCGGCTTATAGGACTTGCCACACTTGAAACAATAGGCAATCCTGGTTTCGGTGTTCACGGTCATTTTCTTTCGCTTCCGCCAATTGTCATCACAATCAGGGTTGATACAGTTAACATTGATCTGTTCCGGCTTTGTTACCTGTTCTCGATAGTCCACAGTTTCTTTGACGTATTCTTCAAAATCGAACATGATTTCTCCAATTTTCTAAAACTCGCTTAAATGCCCCAAATTTTAACATGAAAGTCATATAAACATGATTTATCGTAATGTAGTGTGAATCGGCATGAAACAATAAGTTTTGATCATTTCAGGACGTTTATCAGGCAGCGACAGGCAACCGAAATGTTGGAGCGCCATAAAACCATCCATCTGTTTCGTCCCAGTCTTCCATGGACATCCTCATCCGGGTGAAGTCGGTCATCAACCGGACGGTCACGGCCTTTTTACCGTTTCGGTTTTTACCAAAGAACAATCGCATGGCACCGGTCCCGCGTCCGTCAATTCTTTCACCTTCTTCTGTTTTCGTTTGAGAAAGGCCAATTACGAAGTCCGCTGTCATTGCTTTGGAAAAGTCTTCTGACAATGAATCCAAATCGACATCTGCTTTTCTCAATGAATCCCTGTTGGCCTGGGAAGCGGTCCACATAGACACCTGAAACTCTTTAGCAACGCCACGGAGCTGTTCATAAACATCACCATGTTCCAACCGTCTTTCATCAATTTTTCGGTCACTCGCCATGATGTCGGCATAATCCACAACCACCCGATGGATTATTTTGCCCTCGGTTGCATACCGGCGTAAATCCCTGCGGATCATGTTCGGGGTTAGGGTACGGGGCGGCAAATCGACAATATCAATTTCGCCCAGACTCTTTCTGGCTTCCACCAGATCCCACCGTTCTTCGATGGTGGATGCGCCAGAATAAAGCTCGACAACAGGCACCCCGGTCAAACAGGCATCCGTTCTGGCTTCCACAATGGAACGGGCAACCTCAAGGGTGTAGAACAGGGTATTCTCTCCGTCCAGCATGCCTTGAACGGCCGAATTCATCAGGATAATTGATTTGCCACGGCCAGGGGAACCGCAATACACAATCATTTCCCCCGGGGCCACGCCTTTGGCATAAAGAATTTCATCAACTTCCCGGATGCCGGTTGAATGCCCCCGGATCTTTGACATGGCATCAGGGTCGGCATATCTTTTGACTCGTTCTTTTCTGCTTTTCCGCAATGACACCCGGGGCCGGGAATCGGTAACGTTGGTGGCCTTGTCATAGGCTGTTTGTATCCGGGTAACGATTTGCCCAAACTCTTTTTTCTTCAAAAGATCGACTGAATTAACCAGTTCTACCTCCAGGCTTTTGGAACAGACAAAATCCTGGACCTCCTTTTTGATCCAGCCTGCGGCCTTGGGAATGGGCATGATCCCTTTGGCAAACCGGGCAATATAGTTGGGAAGGTCTTCTTCCTCGATTTTTTTCTTGGCTTTCAATTTTCTCAGCTCGGCCACAACGACTTCTTTGCTGATCGGGTCTTTGAAATGCTTGCCATAATCCAAAAATATCTCGGCAAACACGGAATCAATTTTTTCATCAAAATGCTCCGGCTCGACTACTCCGACAACCATTTCCAGAAATTTTGGGTCGTTATACATCAGCGATAGGTTGTACAACTGGAATTCAGGCGTATAACCCTCGAAAGGTTTTTCCTCAGACATACGATTCTCCTTGAAATCGGGAACAATTTCCGATATCTATGGGGTGATTTTGATTAGATGTTCTGCATCTTTTAGTTCTGGCAGATTGTGGTGGGAGGCGAACCCATAAACCCAATCTGCCGGGATTATTTTTTTGGCAATGGCTTTTTTAAGCTGATCTTTAACATCAAGCCGCCCTCCAGTGTCATCATGTATCCGCTTCATATCTTCAAAAATGAAATCTTCGTATAATTTGCATTGCATGTCATATTCACGGATTTTTTTCTGGTCTACTGATGGATCACCGGCTTTGGCCTTTGCTTTCTCCAGATGGCCGTCGGAATGGAAGTTTTCGGGTAACAGGAAGGGGAGTTCCATTCCTGTTAGGCTGACTCTCGTATAAAGCAGCACGGAACCTTTGATGGATTTTAGATATCCTTCCCAGGCTTCACTCTGGATTTCAGAAGCCAGGTTCCGGATCGGTGGGTATAAAGATGAACTCTTATGTTTGGACCCGCCGTCCCAGGCATTAAACCGGGCAAGTATCCAGTCCAGATATCGGGCGCCACACATATCGGCCTTTATCCTTGCAGAATGGGCCTCTTTCACATATTTTGCAGCACCCCGTCCTGGGTTCATAAATTTCGAAAGGCTGATAACAGCCAACTTTAAATGCCAAGTGCTGGCTTTACTGTCCCCTTCCATTCGCCGAATCACATCAACATAAGTTTTGGCAAATTCATAATCTCTTTCCACCGGGGACATTTTCCAGAAGTCGGGGTGCATTCTTGCGGAAGCGGATTTTTCTTCCCACTCCGCTTGAACTTTACTTTTGGAAGGGCGGGTCTTTTTCTTCGGGGGAGATTTCTTTTTTCGAGTTTTGACTCCATCAGGTTTTTTAAAAGGCAGGATTTTTTCCTGGGGAGTTTCTTCTTCTTCGAAAGGGGTGGGCTCATCGAAAAGAAGATTTAACATCATTTCCCCAAATCTTTTGGGATCGGAGGACAGGGCCTTTTTTTTTTCATCGGGGAGATCAAACAAAAACCCATGAAACAACTTTTTGAAGATTTTACCAAAGGAACCAATGTCGGGATCTTTATTGTCATTTTGACAATTAGTGCAGTCCGTCAGTATATTATATATCTTATTATATTCTTTTATTTTATTTATATTATATATAATACTATACTGACGGATTACATTCATTGTCATTTTGACAATTAAATCCTGAGACCCCTGACTGTCAATGGTTTTCGCCTGCTCAAAATTAGGGATTTGTTCACTACCCGAATTAATTGTCATTTTGACAATGTCATTTTGACAATTGGCTATTTTCCTCGATTTTTCCTCTCTGACAATGTCCGCCGGGGAGAAAGAAAGTTCCGATTTTTCGTTTTTCAGGAATGACATTTCTTCCCATTTTTTTTCATACAAGGACTTCAAATTCACCATTTCTTCCAGGGTAAAAATTCCCGATTTGACAAAAATATCAATCACTGATGAATTTGCTGGATCACTTGATTCTGACAATTCAGCGACCCCGTCAATCAAAACCCCCAACCGATAGCGGAAGTTTTTTGAAACCTCAGGGGGAACCATCGCAGGGACTATCTGGTAAAAATTTCCCCTTATTTGGTTCCCTGTTTTTTCAATAACTCCTTTCAACGTTAATGAATTCATGGCCCGATAAATGGTTTTTGATGGTAAACCGGTTTCTTTAAGCAGGGTGGGGATATTTGTAGGGCCGTTGAATAAAAGAATTCCGATTATTTTTTCCTCTTTGACACTTTCCATATATTCCCTCCGATCAGGCAACTGCCCGCAATAAAGTTTTGAAATCTGGAACAACGATAAAACCCGGTTCTGATTTGATAGCTTCCAACCGGGACATGGAAGGCTTGGCAAGATGCTTATCCGTCAGATCCACAAAATCGACCACCAAACATCTGTTTAAACCCTTTTTGGGCCTCATGGCTCGACCTATGCGCTGATACAGCTTAATCGTCGATTTCATGCCTCCTGCAAGTACCACGGCTGAAATATTTGGGATGTCCACTCCTTCATCCGTAATGGTTGAAGAAATCAGGACATTGTATATACCAGCCTCCAATTCTTTCAGGGCCGAATCCCTTTCTTCATCAGATTTGGAACCATGGATAAAACGGGTTTTCAGGTGGGTAAATGGCTTGAACATGGCTTGAAGTCGTTTGCCATGATTAATTTTACTGACAAGGATCAGAACAGTTTCACCGGCAGCGGCCAGTTCCATGGTTTCCTTGACAACCAATTCATTTCGGCGTTCATTTTCGGTAATCCCATATTTGTAGGCAGATTGATAATTCAAGGTTCGGCCCTTGGGATCTTTGAAAATTCTTGGAGTGGCAATTTTGACAAACTTGATATAGGGCTGTGCCAGAAGGCCGCGGTCAATCAAATCTTTCAAGGTAATTCTGAAAATGACCTCACCAGTAATGCACATCAGCTTGATATCTGATTCAATCCCTTTCATCAGGGGAGTGGCTGTTAAACCGATCCGGTAAAAGGCATTTGTGCAAGTGCTGAAAACGGTTTCAAAGGAAATGGCATCCCCGTTGTGAGCTTCGTCGAGAATCAAAAGATCCACCGATTTCAATAGGGCTTGAATTTGCGGATCTGCCGGTCTTGTAACTTGGCCCCGTTCATTTTTTTTCTCAAATCCTGCATAAAGGGTCTGGACAGTTGCCACATTGACTTGCCGGATCTTTCTTTCTCCATCACCGACAATCCCGCAATCAATGCCGGAGCTGATAAAACTTTTCCGGGTCTGTCTTAACAACTCTTTCCTGTTCACAATGAAAAGGCTTTTCAGACCCAAATGTTCAAGACCCAGTTTTACAATACCGGCCGCAATCACCGTTTTACCAGAACCGGTCGGGGACTGGATCACACCCCGGGTTTTTTCATAGGCTGCCCGGATGGCGTTCACCTGGTAATCTCGACAGGTTTTACCTTCCAAAATATTGGCAATAACATCATCAGACAGGGCAGGGAGCCTTTTATCCTGGGACCGACAATCCACCAGCTCAACCCCGGCACCTTTTCCATTCACAATTTCCGTGACCCAACGAACAAGGCCAGCAGGGAAGGTCCAGTTCCTCCGGTTGAAAAGACAGATATTTCCATCCCAGGTGCCTTTTTTATATGCCTTTGTAAACTGGTACCCGGGGCGTTGGTAGACCAGGCTGTCATACACGGCATTCAACACTTTCCGATCTTTGGTCACTAATTGAGCAACCCGATTATCAAACTTGATTTGGTCCATCCAATCTCCTTCACGATTTAACGTTCAATATAAAATTCTTATTTCCTAATAGCGCCCAGTTTCCTGTATTGACGAAAAATCACCTGATTGACAAAAATAATTAAACATGATTAACGTAATTAAGTGATTACTGTGTTATAATTGTACAGCAAATTACCATTTTAAACTGGCTAATCCCTTTTAATACTTAGCTTGTGTTTAAATAATTTCATTTGATTAAAGTATTTAATTACTTTAGTCAAGGCAAATTCAAAGGACAGCACATGGCAATAAAACATAAAATTAATGAAAAAATTGTGGCTATCGACCAACTGGAACCGAATCCATGGAACCCGAATGAAGAATCTGATTTCATGCAAGAAAAATTAACCGGCAGCCTAAAAACCTTCGGTCAGGTGGCAGAAGTTTTGGTTCGGCGACTTCCCTCCGGACAATATGAAATCATTGACGGAGAACACAGGTGGAAAAGGATGAAACTCGGCGGTGCCAAAGAGATCATGATTAATGACCTGGGTGATATTTCCGATGATGATGCCAAAATGCTCACCATGGTTGCAAATGAACTCCACGGTAACAGGAACCCGGTTAAACTGGCAAGAATCCTTCGGGATCTTGAATCTGAAACAGATTGGAAGGCCATCACCGAACTTTTGCCTTACAACGACGTTGAATTGGTCAATCTTCTTGAAATTGATCCCGATGTGCCCGAACCCCCTGAATTTGGTGTCGGTGGAGAAAGTGTTGGTGGCAGTCCATCCCCTGCAAAATCTTGGGTGGATATTAAAATTTCCATTCACAGGGACAGATGGCCGGAAGTCGAAACAATGCTGGCCGCCGCAAGGAAAATCCTGGGTATAACCAAACGCCCAAGCAAAGAACTTCAGCACGGGGAAATCTTGAAAAAACTGGTCATCGTTTCAAAATAGGGAATTATAGAAGAACATGAAGGATTCTTCCCTCACCCAATTGGCGGTTTATCCCTCCGATTATCTCTCAAGCCGTAAGGAAATAGTCACTGTCAAAGATTATTGCAGCCTGGAACTGGCCAAGGTTTTTTTAATAAAAATCAATTGAATTAATTAGTTAATGTAATAAGGATTTGCATGGAAATAAACGGAAAACTAATCACGGTAAGCATCGATCAGGTGGAGCCCAACGACTACAACTTTAATGTCATGTCACCGGCCCTGTTCGCAAAAGAGAAAGAATCAATCAAACGGTTTGGGGTGGTCAAGGCCCCATTGGTATGGGAACCCATGACCGGCCATTACGTAATCATCGACGGGGAACACCGGTATACTGTCCTGAAAGATGCCGGGGAAACTGAAATCACTGTTAGAAGCCTGGGCAAGATCCAACCTAAGGAAGCAAAGCAGCTTACTATCCTGCTCAATGAGATCCGGGGTGAACCTGATTATGCCAAATTGACAGAATTGTTCGGTTCCCTGGATAAAATCACGGTAGAGGACATATCCAAAATTCTTCCTTATTCCACGGAGGAAGTCACGGCCATGGTGGATTCCGCCGGCTTTGATTGGGGTGAATATGATTTTTCAAAAGAACCGAGTGAAGAAACCAAAATGACCGGCCCTGAATACATCGAAGTCATTTGCCGCGTCCCGGATGAAGATGCTGGACCCATTAAGGAAAAAGCTGAAACCCTATGTGAGAAGCATGGTTTCTATGACAAATCGGTCCCCGTCCAGCTCGGGAAATTGTTTGATCACCTACTCATTAATGCCCAGGAGGAACCTACAGAATAATGGATAAAATAATTGAATTGGCCAAAACCCTTGTCAAAGCCATCAGAGAAATGCCTGCACTCAAGGCCTTGCCCGGATTTTCGAACCAGGAAGAACTCTTGATCAAAGGCGGTACCCTGGAAAAACAGTCCACCGTTAAAACCACCAATATTAACTCGACCATTGTGGACCTGGAAAATGACATCGGCCCATTATTCTGGATCGGCATCTTTTCCCTTCCTGATCCGGACACCGGGGAAATGATCGAGATGCCTTTGGCCTATAAAACATCTGGGGACATCCCTATCATAACCTACACGGCAAACCTGGAGAACATCCCGCATCTGATCAAAATGTGTAACACCATATCAAAAGCCACCGGGTACCCCTGGAGAATGCTTGAATATCGGGCAGAATTCGAATGGGATAAATCAGTTTTCATGGCTCCGGCTACAGACACGGTTCATTAGGGGGAGCCATGGCAAATCAATATCTTGAAGCCCTGGCCGATGCCTGGGAAAATCACCAGGCCCCCCGGGAAGAAAATGCACCCACGGTTGTTTCCACCTTTGCTGGCTGCGGTGGCAGCTCACTTGGCTATTCCATGGCAGGGTTTGATGAACGCCTGGCAGTTGAATGGGATGCCCATGCAGTATCCACATTTAAACTCAATTTCCCGGAGGTACCGGTCTATCACGGGGATATTGGCGCCATCACAGTGGATGAGGCCCTGGAAAGGACCGGGCTGACCCCGGGTGACCTGGATGTCTTTGACGGTTCCCCACCTTGCCAAGGATTCTCCACTGCCGGCAAAAGGATGGTGGATGATGATCGGAACCAGCTTTTCAGGGAATATATCCGGCTGATCAAGGGGTTTCGGCCCAAGGTCATTGTAATGGAAAATGTGTCAGGCATGATCAAGGGAGACCACCGGCGTATCCAGGGAGAAATCATGGATGAACTCCGGGCCGCCGGTTACAACGTATCCTGCAAGCTCCTATCGGCCCACCTACTCAACGTCCCACAGAAACGACAACGGTTAATTTTTATCGGTACCAGGAAAGACCTGGGCATTTCCCCGGTACATCCCAGGCCCCTGTCTGCCCCGGTCAACTGCACCAAGGCATTTGAAGGGCTCCCGGATGACGCTACCAAAACCCTGGAAGGCCAGGGCCTCTATCTTTGGCAACGGGTAATGCCAGGGCAATCCTTTTCAAAGGCACACCCGAAA